AGGCCACTTGCCCGTCTTGAATGACGTTGTTGACGCAGCGAAATACCTCCGCCAGATCGGTACTCAGCACCGGCATGCTTTCCAGCAACTGGACGGCTTCGGTCGAGGCGCCGATTAGTGTGGCGCGGCTGATGACGCCGGGGCAGTTGAGGTAGATCGGGATCAACTTCAAGGCGCCGTGGGCTTGTGTGTAGGCGTTGGCTTGATTGGTTTTCATGCGGCGGCGTCCTTGTTCGTAATGGTGATGCCCAACTTCTTTGCCAGCCAATCCACCCCGGCTTCTTTCACCATCACTACGGCGTAGTGAACCGGTTTGCCGATCGTGGGGTTCCAGCGGACGCGGGGGTCTGAGTACAGGCGGCCTTGGTCGCGATACTGGCTGGCGAGGTCACCGCTGCTGTTCAAGATGCCCAGCTCCCGCAACCTGGTGCGGAAGGCGCGGGGTTTGATGCCGAGCACTGCGGCGGTTTGGTCCAGGGTGCGGTTCATGGCGCTGTCCTCAGGCGGCGATCAGTTTGCGAACGCGGCCAAGCAATGCTTCCGAGTCGGCCAGTACCTGATCAATTTGCGCCAGCCGGCCGGACTGTTCTGGTGGCGCGGGTTGCGCCGACTCAATGCGGCCGTTCGCGATGTCCTGGATGAAATCCCTAAGATGCAGGTGATTGGCTCGGTCTGAGCGCTTGAGGGTCAGTTCGCCGGTGTGGCCGCCCAGGTCAACGTTGATGACTGCGCTGTTGTCGGTGAGCTCCACTTCAAAGCTTGCGTGGATGATTTGCTCTGGTCGTTGAAGTGGGCAAACGGCGGCGCCACCAACCTGCAGCATGTGATGCAGCAGATCTTGTTGAGCGAGAGGGATGAGATAGCTGTTCATGCTGCATCGCCTCCGAGCGGCCAGGTGTTGGCATCGATTGCGACGGTATTCACTGGCTGGACGGCTTCGGTGCGGCCTTCCGGCGTGGTGATCACCAGAAGACCGGTGCGGTGCTGGATGGCCTCGACAGCTACGCGGTTACTGCAGACAGAAGGATGCAGGTAGACCGGGCAGCGGGTGTTGCTGTGCTGTGTGGTTTGCATGGCTCGTACTCTTTGGTGAGAGGTGTACGAGGCAGAAATTAGCAATAGCTAAATAATTGTGCAATAGCAGATGCTAAATATTATTTTTGAAGTCGAAAAAAAACCCGCGCATCGGCGGGTCTTTCGACAGAAATGGATTAGAGCAGGACTGAATACCAGAATACCTTTCCGATCACGATGATTTCGTTTTTTAGCAAATCAACTGCACTGTACTCTTCATCGGGATGCTCATCACGATTGTAGCTGCGCATTCTTAGGCCACCGCCTGGTAGGCGATACAGCGTTTTGACGCGCAGCTGGCCGCCATGGTTTAACGCATACATCTTGCCGTCGGTAATAGTAGTGCAGCCTTGATCAACGCCCACGGTGCTTCCGTGCGGAAGGACTGGCTCCATACTGTTACCACTGACAGTTACGCAGACAGCTTCAGTGGGTTGAACGTTTTGGCGCCGCAGCGTCATCTTTCCGAATCGAAGCTTTTGTTTGTGGGACTGGTGTACAGCGGTACGGCCGCTTCCAGCGGATAGCTCAACTTCCTTCAGAAACGGCACGTAAACCTCGTCATCATCCAACGGAGTATCGTCATCCCATACGTCGATGGGTCCGAGATACTCGGCATTACCTTCAATAGTTCCGTCTTGTGAAGTTGACTGCTGGGTTTTTCCTGCGGTCGTTGATTCATACCTCGGGGCGGACGGCGCTGTAAGAGTGCCTTCTGGAAGCCCTATTTTTGCTTCAAGGTTTGCAGCAGCTTTTTCGCCAAGCGAACGGTGACCGTTCAGCAACTGTGAAAGGTATGAGGCATCTAGATTGTGCTGTTCGGCGAACTCTTTCTGGGATTTTCCACCCATCAAATCTCGCAAAACCTGAATTCGCATTTTTTTGGTATCCATCTGCCAATCATCTCCCCCCGTTAGCAAACAGTAAATTACTGTTTGCTATTGCCTGATGCATTAGCAGTTGCTAATCTCGATGGCCTGAAGGAGGGGCATATGACCTTGCACGAATATTTGAAGACTCTTGATAAGACTGCTTTGGAGGCCTTTGCCACTCATTGCAGGACTTCTGTTGGGCAGTTGAAACAGGTTGCTTACGGAAATCGACGAGCGAGCGCGGCTTTGGCAGTCGGTATCGAGCGGGAGTCAAAAGGTGCAGTCATTTGCGAGGACCTTCGGGCTGACATTGATTGGGCCTACTTGCGTGGTTCCAAAGCTGCTTAAGGGTGCCGGACTGGGGCCTCTCACCAAAGATCCCCCAGCCCGGCGACGACGATACACAGCACATGCACATCGGTCGTGGTCGTAGGATAGGGTTTGCCCTGGACTATGGCTAGACCGTAAACAGGGGATTTACGGTTATGAGTCGAACAGATCTTTTGCCGGACGCTGGTCCGGTCCTTCCACTGCGTCAGGCGATTTATCGCGCTGGTCGTGACTACAAGGGCGGAATTACCGCCCTTGCCTTTGACATGGTGTTGGACAACGACACCCTTCAGAAGAAACTCAAACTCGATGAAGAGCGTCGCTGGCTCAATCCTGATGAGCTGGAAGAGCTGATCAGGTTGACCGGCGATTCGCGTTTGCTTGATGCCCTGATGCGTCCTGCAGGGGCCGTCTGGTATCGCCCGGTGCCGGTACCGGCCACGCGTGATGCGTTGAAAGCCGTTGGCAAATTGCTGGGAGAGACCGGCGAGTTTGTCGCCGCGATGCACGATGGTGCTGCCGACAACGTGTGGGAGCTTCACGAAGTCCTCGATCTTGAAAAGCAGGGGATGGACGTGATCCGCGAAGTTCTCGGAATCATGGCGGGTGCGCGTCAGGCGATGGAGGATCGTGCTCATGGCTGATGAAATCGATCGCGCCAACGACCAGGCGCAATACCTACTCGATGTCGCGCTTCAGCGCCGTCGCCTTCCATCATCCAGCCGCGCCAGCGCTGAGTTTTGCGCGGATTGCGACGGCCCCATCCCGTTGCTTCGACAGCAGACGATTGCCGGTTGCCAAACTTGCGTCGACTGTCAGGGGTTGCGGGAGGCTCGGCGATGACTGAACCGGCCAAAGGAATAGCCATCGCTTCATGGGCAAAACGTTACATCACGACTTTCGACCTCGCCCTGGTCTCAATTGAACCAGGAGAAAAAGCCCCTAAGGGGCTGGGGTGGAACAAGCCGGGCGGCTACATCACCGATGCGTCCGCCGCCGAAGCATTCTGGCAGCAAAACCCAAACCATAACCTCGGTGTCGTGCTTGGTCCGAGCCGTGTCTGTTCGCTGGACGTCGACGACGTTCAGTGGACGCGGCATGTGTTGTATGAGCTGCTGGGCGTCGATCTGGATTCCATGGCGTTGGTGTATCCGACCATTGTTGGTAACCCTGCGCGCTTCCGGATCGTGTTCAAAGTGCCTGAAGGCATTGAGCTGACCCGGCACTCTCTTTCCTGGCCGAATGAAAAAGATCCTGACGGTTCGATTCACAAAGGTCTGATGGATAAAGCCAAAGCTGCGAAAGAGCAGGGAGATGCAGTCGGGGAGGCTGCGGCGCGCGCGGAGGCTGAAGAGTACAAGCGTTTCACGGTGTTCGAGCTTCGCGCTGGCCTGGTTCAGGACGTGTTTCCGCCTTCGATTCATCCGGGTACCGGCAAGCCTTACACCTGGAAAACCCCACCGAATGCCAACGACGGCCTGCCGACGCTGACTCTCGATCTGCTGAATATCTGGCAAGGCTGGGAATTCTTCAAGCGTGATGCCGAGGCAGCCTGCCCGTGGGCGATCAAGCCGACCGCGGCGCCGGCGAAGGTCATTAAGCGTTCGGCACCTGCGGCGGGTAAGCAGCCGTCGGTGATCGACGAGTTCAATCGCTGCCACGACATCGAGGAACTGCTGCGTACTCACGGCTATATCAAGCGGGGCAGCAAGTGGCTTTACCCGCAGAGCAGCACCGGCCTGCCGGGTGTGACAATCGCTGACGGCAAGGTCTATTCGCACCACGGTGCCGATCCGCTCGCGAACGGGCATCAGAACGATGCCTTCGAGGTGTTCTGTTTGCTCGAACATGGTGGCGACCAGTCGAAGGCGGTGAAGGAGGCTGCGCGTATGTTGGGCATGCAGCGTTCATCACGGCCTGATCCGAGCGATCTTCCCCCGACCCCATCCGGTGTGACGAGCGAGCCGAACTGTGCGAACGATGACATCAGCGAGGCCGCTCCGGCTTCTGACGGGGGGGCGGGGGAGGCGCTGACGCTTGAACAGTTGCTTCGTCGTTTTGCGCTGGTCGAGGGCACCACACAAGTGTGGGACTGCGACCAGTCGCGGGTGATGAAGAAGGCAGCATTTGAAGCGCGGGTGGGCAAGCCACTCGCCAAGGCGTGGCTCGATGACACAGGCAAACGGTTGATTGCTGATGACCACGTCCGCGACATCGAGCAAGCGCGGCGCATGGCGGGTAAGAAGGGGGGCGCGCTGGGTATGCCACCGACTGACCGATACGTGTACATCGATGGCACCAAGGATGTCTGGGATCGGGAAAAGAAACGGCGCATTGCCGAGGGCGCGGTGAAGATGTCCCTGGGTGACACTTATCCCCTGTGGCTGAACAGCAGCGAGCGGCGCACCGTGGATGTCGAACATATTGTGTTTGATCCGACCATGAGCAAAGACCCTGCGGTCTACATCAATACCTTTGATGGCCTGCCGCTCGAACCAGTCAGGGATGACGAAGCCTGCGCCAACCTGCGCTGGTTGATTTCGTTTTTGTGCAATCACGATGAAGCGGCGGCCCAATGGCTGATCCGCTGGCTGGCGTACCCGTTGCAGCACCTGGGCGCCAAAATGGACACCGCCGTGCTGATGCACTCGATCATGGAAGGCTCGGGCAAAAGCCTGCTGTTCGCTGATGCGCTGGGCATGCTGTACGGGCAGTACGCGGCAACGGTCGGCCAGACGCAGTTGGAGAGCAACTTCAACGCCTGGCAAAGCCGCAAGTTGTGGTCGGTGTTCGAAGAGGTGGTAAGCCGTGACCAGCGATACAACCAGGTGGGCAAGATCAAGCACCTGATCACCGGCAAGACGGTGCGGATGGAATCGAAGTTCATCAACGGTTGGGAGGAAGCCAACCACATGAACGCGGTGTTCCTGAGCAACGAGATTTTGCCGTGGCCGATCAGCGACAGTGACCGCCGGATGCTCGTGATGTGGCCCATGGAGACGTTGCCGGTCGAGCGGCAAAAGGCAATCGGCCGCGAGCTGGAGCAAGGTGGTGTCGCGGCGCTGTACGGCTGGTTGTTGTCGGTTGATTTGGGCGACTTCAACCAGCGGACGCGCCCGCCGTCAACGGACGCCCGTGAGCGACTGGTGGCCTTGAGTCGGGCCGGATGGCAGACGTTCCTGCATCTGTGGAAGTACAGCGAGTTGGGCCAGGGGCTTTGGGGGCCGTGTCTGTCGACGGACCTTTACTCGCTATTTCTCGAATGGTGCCAGCGGAACAAAGAGCATGTGATGAGTCAGACGAAGTTCTCGCTGTTCATCAGTTCCGAGGTCGATAAGACGCGGGCCATTCCCTGGACCGATGGCAACAACCGGCGCTTTGGCGCTTTCTTCTTTCCCGTCGATCAGGACGCTTCCCCGCCCCCATCACTGAAGGCGGCCGAGCTGGGCAAGCAGGTCGAAAACTGGCGGGCCAAGGCGAAGCTGGCGGGCTGGCATGTGGATAGCTGGGATCACATCAAGGTGGCCGCCGCATGACTACATCTAAAAGTGTGTTGGGTGTGTCGGGTGTGTGTTGGGTTGATTTCAGATACCCCACACAGCTTAGAGCCTTTTTTTTCGGCGGTTTGCGGGCTTTGTGTCGGGTGTGTTGGGTTTCGCTACGCGTGCGCGCAGGCGTGACGTTAGATGTTCGGTTTCGGATGGCTAATTATTTTCTTCATGCGAGAACAGAAATACCCAACAAACCCAACACACTCAACACAACTCGATTAAAGCTGTTGATTTATAAGGGTTTTAGCTGTGTTGGGTTTGTGTTGAGTAGCGTGTTTTTTGTGTCGGGTACGGTTTTCGGGGGAGTAGGGCGATGATCGAGGCAATGGAAGTACTGCTGAAGCATTGGGGTGAGCAACTTCGGCTCAATGGCGAAAGCGGTGGCATGGGCAGCCCAATGGCAACGATCATGGAGTGGGGTGGCTGCGCGCCACGCGGCACGCCCGGGTCCCGAATCATCCTCGGCGCTGGAGCAGGGCCTGATGCGGTCGCACAGGAGATCGCCGCTGCGCTGTCGGAGATTGGGCGTCAGGGCGAGCAGGGTGATCGGCTGATGCGATTGGCAGGCCTGCGTTACGGCGATGACCCGGCGCCGACCTGGCTGATGCAGCTGCATCTGCTGGGGATGGAATCGAGAGCGAAACAGACTTACTACGACCAGGTGCATCGTCTGCATGAGAGGTTGCTGGAAGTGCTGGCCGATCGCGCTGACGCCCGTAAGTGGCTTACCGCTGGTCGGGGCGTTTTGCCTCAAAGTCTCCTCAAAGTTGCGTCAAAGTTGCGTCGAGTCGGATAACCGAAAATGACCTCTTTTCGGTTCCGTACTCAGGGCGTAAAAAGTCACCACGATATGAAATTTGCGCCTTGGCGCTGACCTCGCACGTGCTGTGCACGCTTCACCCGGCCTTCCCTGAGCCGGTCACCCAACCCCGCTTCGGCGGGGTTTTTCATTCCATTGCCGAGGAGGCAACGCATGTCGACTGAACAGGAGGTGCAGCAGTCGCTGGCCGATCTTCCTACCTGGCTACTGATTCTGGTGGCACTCGCGGGTTTGACCGGGGAGATGTGGCGCGCTGATGCGGCAGGGATGGCGGTGCCGGTGTTGGTCAAGCGGGTGCTGCTGCGCTTCGGTGCTTCGGCAGTGTTTGGCCTGGCTACGGTAATGCTCGCCACGGCGCTGGGCTGCAGCCTGATGACCGCTGCAGCAATAGGTAGCGTTGTGGCTTGCCTCGGCGCCGATGTCGCCAGTGGCTTGTACGCTCGGTGGTTGGCAAAGCGGGCAGGGATCTGCGAAGCACCGCCGAGCGGTGGCGGGCAGGCATGAAGTCGCCGGGGACCCTGGGATTATTCGGTGGGTACGGGGTCGGAAACCCGCGGGATCTTGTGACTGGCCAGTTTTTCCACGTTGGTTGACAGAGGTTGACAGAGGTTGACGGCTACAGGTTGACAGGAGGTTTACATGACCGTTTTGAGCCGGACGGAATACGCGGCCAGTAAGGGTTGGTCTCGCCAGTACGTTGGGAAACTGGCCAAGCAAGGCCGGTTGATTTTTGCCCCGGATGGCAAGGTGGATGTCGAAGCCACCGATCAGTATTTGGAGATGACTGGCGATCCGGCACGTAGCAACGCGGGCACACGAATCGCACCGGCTATCTATACATCGGTCCAGCAGTTTGAGCCCGCTCCCGCAGTCCCTAGCGCAATCCCTCAGGCTGCGCCGGACTATCACAAAGCTAAAACCCGGTTGGCTATTGCGCAAGCTGTGCGGGCAGAAACGGATCTCCAAAAGGTCACCGGCGAATTGGTTGATCGGGAGGTCGTCGATGAAGCTGCGTTCGCGTCAGGGCGCATGACACGGGATTTGCTATTAAGCCTGCCACCCAAACTCGCCCCTGTTTTGTCGGCAATGACCAGCACCTGGGACATTGAAAAGCATCTGCTTAGCGAAATCCGCCAAGCCCTTGAGGAGGCCGAGCGCCTCTCCACCGAAGACTTCAATCACGCCTTAACCCTCGGAAACTGATCCTATGGATACCAAACTTGCAGACGGTGCCGAGGCCTACCGTGTGGCGTACTTCCGTGGTTTGCGTCCAGAGCCGGAGCTGTGGGTCGACCAGTGGGCTGACGAGTACATGCGCATTCCGCGCGACACCGGTGCTGCCGAACCTGGCCGTTACCGCACGTCCCGTACGCCATATGCACGCGAGCCCATGCGTTGTCTGTCACCGGCGCACCGCAGCAAGCGAGTGGTCACTATGGTGGCCTCCCAATTAATGAAGACGCAGATCGCGCTGAACTGGATCGGCGGGCTGATCCACATGGCACCGTCAAATATCCTTACCTTGCTACCAAGCCTGGGGCTGGCCAAGCGGGTGTCGTCGAGAATTGGCAAGACCATCAAAGCCACGCCCGTTTTACGTGAGCGAATTGCGACCGGGCGCGACGCCGTGAACACCATGGATACC